AACATCTGTATTTAGTTTAGGAAATTCAGGTGCAACAAATACCAGTGGTAGTACTTACATAGCTTACTGCTTCGCAGATGTTCAAGGCTATTCAAAATTTGGTTCATACACAGGTAACGGAAATGCTGATGGTACATTTGTGTACACAGGCTTTTCTCCAGCTTTTGTTATTTTTAAAAGAAGTAGTGGCACAGGAAATTGGCAATTATTAGATAATAAAAGATTAGGTTACAATGTGGAAAATAGAACAATATATCCAAACTCAACTCTTGCAGAACAAGATGAAAATGACGCAGATTTATTATCAAATGGTTTTAAATTAAGAGGTAGTGGTACAGATGGTAATGGTTCTGGCTCAACTTACATCTACATGGCATTTGCAAGTGAGCCTTTCACTACATCAACAACTAATGGTTCTATACCAGTTACAGCAAGATAATTTGAATTTTTAATAAATAAATAGTATAATAAGTTGTGCAAAAAAAACCTAAAAAATTGATATTAATTTGTATTTAAGTTTTAAAAAAAAATTTTATATGATATATAGAAGTTTGGCAGGTGGGTTTTACCACCAAACCACCAAACTCACCTGTCTTTTTTTTATATTAATTATTTTGACATCCTGTACATCAAAAAATAAAATACCCAAACCTTATGGTACAATTTTTAAAATTATAAAAGGAAATTTTAAATGAATAAAAATGTTTTAATTTGCATTCCTAGTTTTGATCAAAAAATACATTTAAAAACCATATCATCAATAATTTGTGTAAGAGATACACTTAATCAAGCTAAAATTGGTTGTGGAATGATGTGGGTAAGAGATAGTCTAGTTACTAGAGCAAGAAATAAATTAGTATCATCATTTTTACAACAAAAAGAATATACACATTTATTTTTTATAGATGCTGATATTGTTTTTGAACCACAAGATTTAATCAGAGTTTTGTTGTTTGATAAACCATTAACATCAGCTCCATATCCAATAAAACATGAAGAAAAAATAGAAGAGGGTGATGCTAGTAAAGGTTGGTGTTTAAACTTTCCATTAGGTAAGTGTGATTTAACAGATAATGATAAAGGTTTTAAAAAAGTAAATTATGCAGGAACAGGTTTTATGTGTATTGAAAGAATTGTATTTGAAACGATAATAAAAAAATACCCAAGTATAGAATATTTTTCAGATATAAAAGCAAACATTGATAATATAAGACAAGTAACTGGTAAAAAAGAATATGCTTTTTTTGATTGTGGAATACAAGGACAGGGTATTCTTAAAGATGAGGAAAAAACACAAAGATATTTAAGTGAAGACTATTATTTTTGTGCTTTATGGAAACAATGCAAAGGAGAAATATGGGCAGACTTAACAAGCACATTAAAACATATAGGAATAAAAGAATATACAAGACCACCGATAGCAAAAATAAAGGAAGAAAAATGACAGATGAAAGTTTATGGGAAAATATATTGCCACAATTAAAACAAATTGGAGGTGCACATTATAAAAACTTTTGCATTCAACCTTATGAGTTTATATCTAAAAATAATCTTTCGTTCTATCAGGGGAATGTTATAAAGTATGTTGTCAGATATTTAGAAAAGGGAGGAACTGAAGATTTGGATAAAATCATACATTATACCCAATTAGAAATAAAAAGACTGGAAGATAATGAAGTCAAGGCTAAATATAAGAAAAAATAGTGTTTAAAGCGTCATAGAGGGGTCTATTTTAAGCATTATGTACAGAATAGGTAAAAGATACTATGGCAAGTAAAAAAGGTAATGTTTATGGTTCAGTTACATTATATGAAAAAAGTACAAAAGGTACAAGTATAGGTAAAAATCCTAAAAAAGTTAGCTCTATGAATAAAAACAAGCGAAAAGGTAGAAGTAAAAAACAAATGAGATATAGAGGACAAGGAAAATGAAAAGAATTATTAGAAAAAAAGCTAAAGGTACAGTTAATACTGCACATCAAAGGATTGATGATCATGAAAAATTGTGCAGAATAATGCAAGAAATGACAAATAAAAAAATAGATAGGCTTGAAAAGATAGTTATGTCTTCAACAGGAATGCTTATATTAGGCATGTCCACAATCATATATAAAATATTGCTAACATAGGAGGTTTCCGATGCAATTATCAAAACATTTTACATTAGAAGAATTTACAAAGTCAATGACTGCAACTCGTAAGGGAATTAAAAATGATCCAGGAAGTGGAGATATAAAAAATTTAGAAAATGTCGCTTATGAGATATTAGAACCAGTAAGAGCAAAGTTTGAAAAACCTGTAACTATTACATCAGGTTATCGTTCAGAAGAATTGTGTGAAGCAATAGGTTCAAAAAAGACGAGTCAGCATGCCAAAGGTCAAGCAGTTGATTTTGAAATATTAGGAGTGCCTAACATTAAAGTAGCATATTGGATTCAAAATAATTGTGACTTTGATCAACTCATACTAGAATTTTATTCTCCAGATGATGGTGCAAAAGGTTGGGTCCATGTTTCTTTTAATGAAGCAGGAGCAAATAGAAAACAAGTTTTGACATATGATGGAAAGCAATATTCTAACAATCTTCCAGATATGAAATGGGAAAAAGGCGAAGTCAAAGAGTAAAAGTTGCAAATTCTATTATAGATTGATAGAGTATCTTCAACTAGGAGGATATATCTATGTGGTTGAATTTATTGACAGCAGGTTTCAAAACAGCAAGTCATATCTATACAAAGAAACAAGAAACAAAAAAATTAATGGCTGATGCTCAAATGAATCATGCCAGAAAAATGAGTCAGGGTGAAATAGAATACTCTGGTAAACTTTTAGAAGCTAGACAATCAGACTGGAAAGACGAGTTCGTTTTGGTCGTATTAACTCTGCCAATTTTAGTGATTGCCTATGGAGTCTTTAGTGACGATCCTGGTGCATCTGCAAAAATAAAAGAGTTCTTTGAACAGTTCCAACAGCTTCCAAGTTGGTTTACAAATTTATGGATTCTTGTTGTAGCAAGTATCTATGGAATTAAAGGAACACAAATATTTAAAAATCATACAAAAAAATAAATGAAGTTTATGCTTGTCATTAGTTTATGCTCTTTCATACATCAAAGTTGCCAACCAATTGATAAAGGAAATATGCTTTATGATGATTGGAACACCTGTATGGGAGTTGGTTATATTTCTTCAATTAAAATTTTAGATGAAATTGGAAAAGAAGAAGTAAACAAACATCAAATTGGCACACAAATAATGTGCTATCAAACAAAAGGAATAATATGAAAGTAATAGCAATTGGAGATCTCCATGACTCCCCTCATATAAAAGATAAAAGTAGATTTAGATGGATAGGAAAACATATTGCAAAAACAAAACCAGCTTATGTTGTACAGATAGGAGATTTTTTAACTTTAGATAGTTGCACTTATTTTATTCCTGATGATACATTTACTGCAAGAATAGAAAAGCCAACATTTATTAAAGACATGCAATCATTTGACGAAGCTATGGAAGAATTTAATTATGGTCTAGGTAAATGCAAAATAAAAAAATATTATACTTTAGGAAACCATGAAAAAAGAATGTGGAGATATGAAGATAAAAATCCAACTTTTTATGGAATGTGTCAAAAAGAATTTTATGGAATATGCAAAAAGTATAAATGGGATGTTATTCCTTGGGGCGAGTATTTAATGTTAGGTGGTGTTGGTTTTATACATGCACCAATAAATCCAATGGGTAAAGAGTATGGTGGTGAAGCAAGTGAAAGACAAGTGGCAAACAAATCAAAAATAGATATTGTCTTTGGTCATAGTCATAGGGCGCAAGATAATAGAGTACCAAAAATAAGTCCTATTCCAAATGATTTTACAAGAGTTTTAAATTTAGGTTGTGCCTTACCTGAAAATCATATTGAAAGTTATGCAAAGCACAGTCTTACAGGGTGGACTTATCAAATATGTGAATTAGAAATTTGGGATAATCATATAATGGAAGTAAACAATATTTCCATGAAGCAACTTAAAAAATTGTATGGATAATTATGAAATTACCAGGAACAATATATTTAGGACATAGAAAAATTAAGGTCCAACAAATAGGTGCAAGAACAGCAAACAAAGATCAGATTTATGGAGATTTTGATGTTAATAAAGATTTAATAAGAATAGATAGAACATTAGAACCCACAAGAAAACTAAACACTCTAATACATGAGATTGTTCATGTTTTATTAGACCATTTCAATGCAGAGTTGAAATTGAAAGATGAAGAAAAGGTATGTGAGATATTGGGTACAGGTTTATCTGATCTATTTATTGCTAATCCCAAACTTATTGACATCATTAACTCGGTTTACAATACATCTAAAAAATAGTAATATTAATTTTAGCTCCCTTAAAAGAACCCCCTATATTCATTAACGAGTATAAGGGGTTTTTATTTTAAGAACCTCTATACAAACAAGATTTATGTTGAGGTATTCCTCTTTTAAAATCCTGTTCTACATTTTCATATTTTTTTCTGAATTGTTTTGCATGAAATTCTGACCAGTATGCTTCTCCAGTTACTTCATCAGTATCCCATTCAGTATCTGTGTATTCTACAAAAACAACTTTATCTAAAACTTCTGAACAATTTTCTAAAAAATCCCAAAAGCAAAAATCAACTGATTCATTAGTATAAGTCCATTTTCTGTGATCACTTAATGTAAAGTTACATGTTATCATTATGATGCCTCCTTTTCTTTTTTGTATTTTTCTAATGCTTTTTTAAAGTCATTCCAAATTGGACTTTGATCATTAAAAAGACCTTTCAACAATTTTTCTGCAGACATTCTTTTTATGATAGCTTCTTTAGACCATTTGTGTTTTTCAATTTGATTGAATTGATTCCAAACAAATTCACCTGTTTCCAAATCATATCTCCACTTGCTTCTTCTACATCCATATGGTCCAGCATATGTTGTAGTTTTTACTAATGCACCAAAATGATTTTTGTTTTGCCACATCCAAAGTTCAAGAGGATTAAACTTTTCCCAGTAGTGTTTTTTTTCTTTAGTCATATTGTTATCTCCCTTTTTAGTTATTGGCATTTGCCATCAATATATTCTAACAAAGATAATGTAGTAAATTTTTTATCAATGTTAGGATATTTAGTATCAACTATTCTTGAAGCTTCAGTCATATTTTTTGCTCCATGAATAATTCTACCTTTTGATTTTAGATTTTTCCCTGAAAAAAAATCTTGATCAATGTAAGTCTGTATAAAGACTTGTTTTGGTGTGTTCATTTTGTACTCCTTTTCATAACTTTGGGCATTTTTAGTGTCCTTGTTTTGAACTTCATTTAAGAAGTTATCTACATGAGAACCCATTATGGATTCTTCCTGTAAATTTTGTATTTCCTCAAAAGTTGTTTGAGGATTAAAGATTCTTTTAAACTTTTTAGAGATTTCTTTAGTGAATGTAGAGTTGATTGGTATTCTCATTATTTCTCTCCCCATATTAAAGTTATTACTATTGATAATACTAAAGCTAAATATAAATGTTCCATTATACTACCTTATTTCTGGGTCATCAGAAATTCTATTTTCTTGAACCCAATAATCTTGATTAGCTTGTTTATTAGCATAATAAAAACCCTCTTGTTCTTCCACAAGTTCCTTTAACCATGTAAATAATGGTATAGGTAAATTATTATTGCCATCTATAAAATCTTTTGTAGACCAAACATCATCTATATTTAAGATTTTTCTTTTTATATCTGCAACTGATAAATCTAACTCTCTACCCTCTAATCTAACTGTATATTTTTTCATTATGCTCTCTCCTTTTCAACAACACTCATATATGCACTCGTATCAACTTCAAGACCGTCAATCAAATAACTTAAATCTTCACCATTCTCACCAGTAACAGACCCAGTTGTTAAGTCAGCTTCAACTTCAGTAACTGAATCCTTTGGAACGGTCCATGTAAGAGTACCATATTTATTATCCATTAATATCATTTCATTATCTCTAGTTCCAATAAGTATTTGCATTGGACTACAGTCGTCTAACTCAACTTTTCTAGTTTCTCCATCTGGAATATGAACCATAGTAGCTATAGTTCCTTTTTTTATCATGTAGTGTTTTTTCATTATGCTCTCTCCTTTTTTTGTTAATATATTCTTATGAATATAGGAGTACGATACCATATCCACTCTAGGTGTCAATAGTTTATATTAGTTGTTATTAGTAAGTAATAGAGGGCTTATTTACTATGTTCTATCATTAATGATTTTTCTAGCTGAAGATTCCTCTGTAATTCGTAAATCTTTTAAAATCTTCATATGTTCATATTTATCTCTAGCTTGTTCATATTCTATTTCAGCTACCAATAAACCTTGAACATGTTTCTCATATTCAGGACTAGCAAGTGCATTTGTTTTAGCATCAGCATGACTTAAACCTTGATCTCTAAATCTTTTTAATAATCTATTAACAATAATAGGTTCAAGATATTTTAATTTTTTATATAGTTTTGCTTTGATTACTTTATTTTCACTAGCAGATTCTAGTTCAGCATAAGTTCTTTCAGTATCAAGAACATAAGTTGTGTTTTGTTTTTCCATTTTTTGTTACTCCTTTTTTAGTTAAGACACAGATACCCTATACTAATAACATTAGTTTTTAATAACATCTATGTTTTTTTAATTAAGACTAATATTTATTCTTTTTTTCTACTATATCAACCTTAATTATTTCTCGTTGAATATCTTTATAAGTTCTACCCAACTTACTCGCTTCCAAACTAACTCCTCCATGCTTGTGTATTTCTTGAACATAAGCATTGTTAGTTCGGTTAAGAGTATCAACGAGCTTTCGCATTTCCTCGTTCAACATTTTCTACTGTTACCCTTACTTCTTTTGGAATTGACTCTGAAACAGTTTTAAGTAAATCTTCTTCATCATCAGATTCCCATTGCAAGTCTTTGATTAATGAATCTCCAAACCAAATTCTTATCAAATACTTGTTCATTCATATTATATATGCAATTTTTATGAAAATGACAACCCTTTGAGGTAGGGGTAGGTGTATAAGACATGATCCGACTAAAAAAGGACTCTACCCCTATATGACCACCACTAAAAGGGAGTATCTTCATTTCCACCCTGATTGTCAATACCTTGATTGCTATTTTCAGATTTAGGTTTCCAAGGATTATCAATCTTTAAATGTGGATTTGGTTTACCACTCTTGTTATTGATTGAGTTTCCCCAAAAGGTAAAATCATAAGTTCCTGCTGGAATTACAATAGTTTCCTTTATTTCTACATTAGATGCTTTAAATGTAGGTGCTTTTGGATTATCACTCTCATTTTTATAAACATTTAAGTATACTGGTTTATTTAACATTTTTTCCTCCATTGTTTTTGTTTGTTTGATGTATTCGTCATATTGTTTACGAATTTTTTTATCATTTTGAAATGTGTCTTCATGTGCAATCTCCTTATTTAGTTTAAACTCAAGATAGCTAATAGGCATTTAATAAACATTAGAACCCTTACTTTTTTTCTTTTTAGGCTATAGTGCAAGTATTTTACTATTAACTATTTCAATTTTTTCCCAGATGTCAGTTTGAAGATTAACTAACGCATTCCTATCTCCATAAAGTACACATCTAATTTTAAAAATTTCAAGTTTCTTTTGATCGGTTATAGTATTATTAACTACTATTTTAGGTTTATCTGTCATTATCTATTCTTTTATTTCTTTTAATATTATAAAAGATTGTATTGACAATTTTCCTTTAAAAATTAATGTTAGTGCTTTAACTACTAATTTTGCTTCTTCTAGTTTTTCATATTGAAAGGGTGTTTTGCCTAACATTTCTGTTTCATTAACAGTATCATTAAAAAGATCATTAAAATTTCTTATTTCTAATCCCTCGTCAGAATCGTATTTTTCCATTATATGGTACATATTATTTCTCCTTTTTTGTTATTAACTAAAATCACTTTGGTTTTTTCTTACAATATTCCAAGGGTCAGTAAGAAATTCTTTGAATTTACCTGCTGGTGTAACAGCTACAGGAACATAAGTATTTTTTAAATCATATAAATATCTTCCTATACCCCAAGACACTCCAGCTCTTTTAAGGGAATCAGATAAAGCACCCTTATCAGCTTCAAAGTTTGTATCACCTGCACCATCACTTCTCCAAATCCATTCATTGTCAAATTTTAGACCAAGTGAACATATAGTTTTAGAACCATAAACAGTATGATTACATTGCCAGTTATGACCCATAACTTCTGTTAATCTATCCTGTACCTGTCTTACAGAAAGATAAGCAAGTGCTAAAGCATACCACTTACTATCTTTTTTAGATTGAAATACTCTTTGCGTTCTCCAACTCACCTCGTTATGAGGAAATTGTTTTGCTAGATCAAACATAAGCTGACCTACATCTTTTTTATTATTTTTGTCCATTGTTTTTGTGCCTCCTGTTTCATGTTATTATTAAAATAGTAATCATCAGTATTTAATGGTGTGATCATTACTGCTTTTTCAACTGTATCACATACTTTTAAATAGTTTTCAATATTTTTAAATACATTAATACATTGTTGAAATCCTTGCTCAACTTCACCTTGCATTATATCAACAAAATTATATTTTTTGGGAGTACCATACAAAATAGAAGTTGGGGTATCGTAAAGTTTAGAATACAAGCATTGTTGTCTAACATGACCAGCAGATGGATTACTTGGACATCTTAAAGTAGCTTTTGTATCTACAATACGATCATCAAATCCAAAGTCAGTATAAGCTACAATGGGATATTCCAATCCATATTTTTTGCCATCTACTACAACTTTTTTTTGATAATGATTTATTTTTGTTAATTGTCTTTCTTGAAGTGCTTTTTGAAATTGTTTACTTATTTCAATAGCGTTTGAAACTTCATCAACATCATAAGCAAATTTATTTCTTTTAAAATGCCAATCTGTAATAGATTCAATAGACTTATGTTCTTTAAATTGATTTTCTCTTTTCATTATATAGTAAGTAATAAATTCGGAAGTCAATCCTCTTTGCATAGCACCATTAGTAGGCTGTCTTTGTTTAAAACCATATTGATATAACCAAGCTGATTGATTAATCATAAATTTTTGACCACCAGAAAAACTATGACAGTAACCCTCTTTAATCCACTTGTTCATTATTATTCTCCATTCTTGTTATTTAAAGCATCATAACTTAATAATTCGTTTTTATCAAATCTATCTATACCTTTATTAATGTTTTCTATGTTCTTTTTTGATCTTTCGTTATCAGGACGATATTTTACCTGTAATAAACTAACAAGTTCAGAATAATTATACATATCATTTTGAGTTTTGCTTAAAGATTTTATTAAAGCATTAAGGTTTTTCTCTAAAACAACTAAATCATCACCTTGTATATTTATTTTATTTATCTCATTTTCATTACATATAAGATTCATACAGGTTTCAAGGTGTTGGATTAATCCAATAGTAAACTCATCACCTTTGATTCTAGTTGCACAATTAAGGACCATTGCTTTCATGTCTGCTAATCTATCTATCATATTAACCCCAAGTTTTTTTTATATTCAGTAATTACTTTTAAAGTGTCTATGTCATCAGGTTTTACACCCAACACTTCAACACAATCTAAAAATTTACCAATTATATTTATTTGACTTTTTATGTTTTCTATTTGCTGATCATAATTATTAAGCAATACTTGTAATACCTCATTATGTTCTTTAATTAATTCAGGTTGAGTTTTTTCTAACTCTTTCATTAATTTAAGGACCTTAATGCTCATTTTATGATATTTAGCAACCTCATCTGTAGAAAAGTATTTTGTTTGATCTTCAAATGTTTTTCTTACATCTTGCATAGTTGAACGAAGTTTCATAATTATCCCTTATAATGTAAAAGTTTATATCCAAAATCTTGCATACATTTTCTAGTAAAAGAACCCTGTCTTTTTATTAAAGAAAAAGGTGCATTTTTTTCCCACATATCCTCACAAGTTGCTAGATGATAGTAATATTTACCAGCTATATTTTTACCTGTATAAGGATCTCTACTTGCTTCAGGATTAATTTTTGGCTTGTATGCGCAATTAGTCAATATCAAGAATAAAATCAACGATATTATTTTTTTTGTCATGTTGTTCTCCATTTTTGTTTTTGTTATAAATTCCAGGAAACTCTGTTTTATATTCCTGGATATATTCTTCTACCTTACCACTCGGTATAGAATTTTGTTCTGCTTTTCTATTTTCTTTAATTAACCACTCTATTTTTTCTATAAGTTTAATCGTTCTCATTTTTATCTATTTCAAAAATATTAACTGGTTTACTTTTTGTAATATCAGATTTTTTATCAATCCAATATTTAGCATCTAATCTATGCGTAGGATCATTTGCTATTTCTTGCGATGTTACAGTAGTAACCTGTATCTTACCCTCTTCTATTAATTGTTCAGGTAAATACATATTATCTAATGCTTGTGAAATAACCATTCCAGGATCAACATCAAATTTTTTACAGTAAACAACAAAGTTCCATAATCCTAAATCGTTAGAATTTTTCTCATATTTCTGTATTTGTTGAAATGTTACATTTAACCAATCAGCTACAAATGATTGTGTTTTTTTTATCACTAGTCTTTTTTCTTTTACAAATGCACCAATGTTTTTCATAAACATTCTTTCTGCATTACTATTTGCTCTTTTACCCATAACCACCCTTTCTATTTTACTTTTTAAAAGAAAATATATTTTTTTTATCTTCTTTTTGTTTTGTTAATAATGTTATTTTGTTTTCCATGTCATCTAAACGAACATTCATTTCTTTTAATTGACCATTATAATCTCTACTATTACGAAGTAATCCCTGATATTCTTTTTTAAATAAATTTAACTGATATTCATTTACAAAATCAAGTTTTCTATTTGCTTTCTCAATAAAGTAGAACAACAAACTAAATCCAATAATAATTATTAATAATGATTCAATCATTTTTTAAATAAATTCTTTAACATCATTTTTATTTGTGCTGGAATACTTCTACTTTCCTTACTAGCAAGTTCCATTATTCTATCGTACTCATCTTTAGTTACAGGTATCTGTAACATCTTGTATGGTTTTGACATTGTCATTTCCTTTCATTTGATTTTCTATTTGATTTATAGTTGTAGTTTTATCTGTATGAAAAAAACTACCTTTAGATTTTACAAAGCAGTGATAAACACTATTTGCTTTTACTAACTTTCCATTTATACGCATTGTAATCATATTCTCTCCATTTTTGTTTCTGTTAAGTTACTCAATATATTAATAATTGTCAATATAAAATAATAATTTTTATTTATTAAAAGGATAGGAGCTAACAAAGTATGGAGACAGGCACGATTGTGCTTTGTATCTATAGACTTCTGGGTCATTACTGATACCCAACTCCCACCCTTAAATAAGTGAGAGGAATTTGACTCTCTCAATAAACTGTATAATTCCATAATGTATCTTTTGTCAAGTTAAAAAGTTTTGTGTTCTAATTCATAATCATAATTATCATCTGCTTTAGGTTCTTCAGGTTCTATAATATTTGCTACAACCTCTCTTCCAGTTTCAGATTCTTTCTCTTTTTCAGTACCCCAATTTTTACATCTTATGTCATAACAATCAGAGTATTGATCATCTTTTTCTATTTCTAACTCGCAACCAGCTAAATACATTTTCTTATCTATCAAATCTGACTTATCTTTTGCTAGAACCTTGTACTTAACTGTAAATACAACATCTACTTCAACCTCATACTCTTTCATTCCAACCTGTTCTTTTGTGCAAGAGGTTGGTGTATCTGAAGATGATTTTTCGTGTTGAGTATAATTATCCCATCCCATTTTAGTTTTCCTTTTTTTGTTTATTTTCTAATTGTTTTCTTCTTTCTCTAATATCAGTTATTTCATTTTGAAGATTAACAACTGTATTCATTAAAGCAATCTCATAACAATATAATTCTTTAATATCTGCATCTTTTAAATTAATTTTTATTGTCATTTATCCTCCTCTATGTTTAGTTATCATTTCATCATAATGTGTATCAAAGTGATCTCTGCATACATTTTCTATTTTCCTGGATAAATCATCAGGCAAATGTTCTTTGTAAAGATTCAATTTATTACCATCAGTCATTTTTATTTCTATTTTCCAACCATCAAATAATAATGGTGTCATATCTGTACTCATAAGTTTCTGCACTCCTCTAATGTTAATTTATTTGATTCAAACATTATATCTCTTTCAATACCTAATCCAAATCTACCTTTGAAATCCTGTATTTCATCAAGACTAACATATCCAAGTTCTTTATCTTGCAAACAAGATAATCCAAAAGCTATTTTAGTTTCAGGATTGTATTCAGTTAAATACCAAGTGCCAATTCCTGTTGGATTAAAAAGTTTTAAGACAACTTTATGATTAACAGTTTCTGCCTTATCTTTATTTACCTCATAGTTTTTGATAAGTCTTTTTTCTATTTCTTTAGTTAATAGTTTCATAACTAACCTCCTCACCTGTTGCATACCAAATTGTATTGAAACCACGATCTGTTTTATATTCAGTACCTCTTATTGAATAAAGATGTTTTTCATCAACACTTCTATTGGTAATATATTTTTTAAAATGTTTTTGTGCAGTTGCAAGAGTACCAAATGGACCATAAGTATCATCATAGCTTGCCAGCTTATGATCTAAATTAGAACCACCATAATTAAGATAACAAATAAAGAATCCATATTTAGTTGGATACTTATAATGCAACTCTAGATATACTTCTTCTTTTTGTTTAGAAGAAATAATTTTTTTATGAGAATTATGTCTACTCATTATTATCCTCCATTTCTTTATTCCAAAGTTTTTCAAACTTATCATTAAAAGAATGAAAGTTAGAATCTTCTAATGCACTACAAGTTATTTCTTTGATAGATTTTCCATCATGACCGAAATAGTTAGTAAGCATTAAAGCGAAAGCATCTTCATCAGTCGCTGTATTTGGATTAGTAAAAGATAATTCTTTTTGCATTTTAATTGCAACTTGAACCATACTTTTAATTAACTCTCTTTTCTTGTCCATGTTTTCCATTTCCAAGTTTGTTATTTCATTTGTTTGTGTCATTTTTTTCTCCTGTTTTTGTTATACGAAGACGATACCAAATCGGATAGTTAAGTCAATACATATTATTAATAATTAATATTATTTATTACCAGCTCAGGTTGTACTGGTTTTGTTCCTCTATATACCCTTTAATATAAAATAATAATAACTATTGACAGGTATTGGTGCGATAGAGTACAGTATCAGAATAACTAAAAAGGAGAAAACAATGAAAATAGAAATACACAATGAAATACTAAAAATGAACAAAGATGAAATATCATCTATTGTAGCAACAATTAATATGAGAAGAAAACAATTACATGGTGAAGCTGGTTCTCAATTTAAAGTTGGATTAGCTGTTCAGTTTGGAAGACCGAATGGTAGAAAGAGAACTGGAACAGTTGAAAAACTAAATATAACTAAAGCTGTTGTAAATGTTGATGGTCAAAAATGGAGAGTACCATTTGGAATGATGGAGGCAGTTTAGTGAGTTTCGCTAAATACAATATACTCAAAAATGGAAATGTTCAGAACCTAACTATCAGTTCAGATTTTAATGCTGGTAGATTAGGTTTGATGAGTATAATTGGAAATATTTCAACTATGCAATTTCGTAAGGTAAACAATTTGTTAGTTGGTCAATCAGTTATTTTAAAGGGATATACAATTTCTTGCAGAGGCAAGAGTCCCAGCTTTAATGAAATGAGAAACAATGCTTGAAGATAAACCTATTATGAAAGACCCAACACAAAGCGAAGAATTTAAACAAATGATATTAGAAAGAGTGTTAGATGATTTATGTAAATTAGCAGAAAGAGATATATTTATAATGTTACCTGAAAATAAAGATGATCAAATACCTTATATAAAAAAAGAAATAATAAAAACATTGGAAAAATTATAATGCAAGATGAATTTGATTTTGACAAATATCCAAATGTAGCTGGACACAGAGGTGTGAGAACCAGCATTCAATCAGCAGAAGAAATTAATCCATATATAAGCAGAATTAAAAAAATGATTGCTATAGAGTTGGAATCAGTATTTCCTGATGGACTTACAGGTACTGAATTATCATTAAGATTAAAAAAAAATATACTTACAATTAGACCGAGAACTACAGAAATGAAGCTATTAGGCATTATTATGGATACAGAAAAAACAAAAAAAAATGATGCTGGAAAGTCAGAAATAATTTATAAGTTAAGAGCTTTAGAGGTTATGGATTATTATGGCATTAAAAAACAAGATAAGAAGTAGAACACATCTACAATTTGTTTCACAACATGGTTGCACAATTTGTGGCAGAACTGATGTTCAATCAGCACATATAAGATATACTGGTGCTGGAATGGGAATGAAACCCTGTGATAGTTTTGTAGTACCCCTTTGTATAGAACATCATCAAGAACAGCATTCAATGAATGAAAGAATGTTTTGGCATTTATATAAAATAAATCCAGTAGCAAAAGCATTAGCACTTTGTGCTGAAAGTCCTGATAAAAAAATAAGAAAAGGTTTATTTGATAAATTTAAAAGTCATTTTGACTGGTCATGAAGTATGTAGTTATTATTATTATCCTGAATTTTTCAGGTGAAATAGAATATAGAAAATATGAATTTATAAATAATAGCAAAACAAATGAAGAATTAGTTTTAGAATGTTCAGATAAAGCTGATGAAATAAGAGAACAAATATCATATCATACTTGGAATTATAAAAACAAAGGACCCATGAGTCAGGGTTGGTATCTAAAAGATGATACAGGAATGTTAGTTGGAAGTATTTGTTAATGAAAGAATACAAGACACAAATTGAAGTATGTAAATTTTTATATTACCTCCAGGATAAATATCAATTTAGATATTTTCATATAGCAAATGGTGGCAAAAGATCGTTACAAAATAAAATGTTATTAATTAAAATGGGATTGAAACCTGGATGTCCAGATTTAATATTAGAATTTCCAGCAGGTAGAATAGTCTACATAGAATTAAAATCAAAAATAGGCAGATTAGCAGATACTCAAAAAATTTGGTATGAGAATAGTGTCAAGTTAAGAACACCACACTACATATTGAAAGGCGACTTTGGAGATATTAAAGATGATATATATTCCATTGTAAGAAAACATGGTAAGTTTATTGAAACACAACCAAAAAGCGAAGTTGTAAAATGATAAAAACTATTATAAGAATGTAAATGGTGGAACAGGAAAAATTTATAGTATTACCTGAAAAATATATTTTTGATTACAAATTAACTGGTAATCAAATTAAGGTTCTATGTTTTTTTATAAAATACAACCAAATGTATAAAGAATTATTTTTTTCTGTTGATTACATATCTAAACACCTAGACCTTTCTTCCAGAACTATATCCAAAATTTTACAGAAATTCAAGAAATGGAAGTTTATTTCTTGGGTTAAGAGAACGCACAACTCCAACTTGTACACAGTACATATACAGAAACCACAGAAATGGAAAAAGGAGGGTCAAACACCGAGCAAAAATTACTCACTAATAAATACATATAATAAATACAATAAGGAAAAAGAGGAGGGTAAGAAAGAGGAGGGTAAGAACTATGTTAATATAAATATCATACAAAATACATTGAATAAAATTACAAAAAGGACTAATATATTTTATAAGACTAAAGTAGATCAAAATAAAAAATTAAATCCAAGAGCTATGTTGGAAAAACGAGCATGGGAAATGATTGGTAATATGGATAAATATGACCGAGAACTTTTAATAAATGGATTTGATAAAGATAAAGATAAATGGGAAAATTTTTTAAAAACAATTAAAGATAACAACTTTGTATTTTACAAGCCATACAAAAACAGATAGAAAGGTTTGGGGCAATAAAGCGAGAGTGGAAATTGTCCCTATTTATGAATATTGAAACAATAAGTATAACAGAAATAAAACCATACGAAAATAATCCACGAAAAATTTCAGATAAAGCAGTTGATAAAGTTGCTTTAAGTCTAAAAGAATTTGGGTGGCAACAACCAATCGTAGTTGATGAAAATAATATTATAATTGCTGGACACACAAGACATAAGGCGGCTGAAAAACTTGGATTTAGAGAAGTACCAGTTTTTAAAGCAGTTGGACTTTCTGAAGAAAAGGTAAAAGCATATAGATTCATGGATAACAGAAGTCATGAAGAAACTGCTTGGGATTGGGATTTAGCTGTTAAAGAAATTTCAGAATTAATAGATAAAAATCAAATAGACGAACAACTGCTTGGATTTGATGAGGGTGAATTTGATTATATTAAATTAAGATTTCAAGAAATGGAAACCGATAGAAATATAAAAAATAATCAAGAAGAAGGTGGTGATGAAACTGTTAGAACTTCAAACACATTTTCTAATCCATCAGATGAGAACCAAAGATTTGTAGAATTTTCTATCCTACTTACAGAAGAAGACAGGAAAGAATTATACAAAGTATTAAATAACATAAAAGAAACAAACAATTTAAAAACATTTGCAGAGTCTGTGATGTTTTTGGTAAGGAAATAAAAAAATGGAAACACTATTAAGTACCTCAACAGGTTATATTCTTTTAATTAGTTATGGATTATTCATGTTCGGAATATCTTACTTCTACTTAAAAGAATCTAAAACAAATACAAATTTTTTAGTATCAGATAGAAAAGTTGGTTTTATGAAATCAGGATTTTCAACTGCCGCTACTTGGATATGGGCTCCAGCTCTATTCATAGCATCACAAAAAGCATATCAACAGGGATTGCCTGGTGTCTTTTGGTTTACAGTACCAAACATAATATGTCTTTGTATCTTTGCATACTTTGCACAATATTTAAGAAACAAATTTAAAAATGGATTTACACTTGCTCAATATATGAATGTTAGATATTCAAGACGAGTGCAGATTTTATATATCATTAGTCTATCTGCTCTTTCTATTTGTCAGTTTGCTGTTCAGCTACTTGCTGGTGGTGCAGTCGTTACTTACTTAACAGGAATAGATTATACAGTCGTAACAGTTATACTTACAGCAATAGCTTTATCTTATTCATTTGTATCAGGGATAAGGGCTTCAATTATGACAGATGTTTGGCAGATGATAATAATACTTATAGTGGTGTTAGTAGTAGTACCTCTAGTTTATATTCAAGGAGGTGGTTATGATGTAATGGTCAAAGGCATTGGTGGTATCTCTGGAGAGTATTCTAATGTCTTTGATTCATCAGTTGCATGGTCATTTGGTATTGTAGTATCAATTGGATTACTTGCAGGACCATTTGGTGATCAATCCTTTTGGCAAAGAGCATTTACAACAAAACAAAACGAAGTCAAGAAATCATTTTTACTTTCAGCATTAGTCTTTGGTGTTGTTCCAATATTTACATCAGTAATAGGATTTATGGGTGCCGGTCTAGGTATAGATGCAGGAGGTAATGCACAACTAATCAATGTAATAACTGTTAGTGAATTATTGCCGACATTTATTCTAATACCTTTTGTTTGGATGTTATTATCTGGTCTTGTGTCTACATTAGATTCAGGATTGTGTTCTATATCTTCAATTGCAAGTACAGATATTATTCCTAATTCAAAAAATAAACTAACTAATGCAAGAACTGGAATGGTTCTACTTTCAATAGGTGGAATTGCTCTTGCTAATATTCCTGATATGAAAATATTATATTTATTTATTTTCTATGGAACATTAAGAGCATCAACATTAATACCGACAATTTATACAATAATTAATAAAAAAGTATCAGAACCAGGAATGTTCTATGGTATTACGACATCTTTAGTTATTGGTGTTCCAATGTTTGCTTATGCAAAATTTAATGGTCTTACTGATTTAGCAGTTTGGTCATCTATATTTACTGTGTCAGCAAGTGGAATAATTGTCTATTACTTTACAAATTATGGTAGTATTAAAAAAAAGAGAAATTGAAACTAATGTTTATCAATCAGCTTTAGATAGATTTAGATATTTATTTGATAGCTTTGATAAAGTAGTTGTATCTTTTTCAGGAGGCAAAGACTCCACAGTCTGTTTAAATTTAGCATTAAAGATTGCTAGAGAAAAAAACAAACTTCCTTTAGATGTTTATTTCTGGGATGAGGAAGTTATAATGCCTGAAACTGTAGAGTATATGATGAGGGTTAAAAACGACCCTGACATAAGATTAAAATGGTTATGTATTCCAGTTAAACATAGAAATGGAGGAAGTCGTAGAGATCCATTTTGGTATCCTTTTGACCCTAAATGTAAAGACAAGTGGGTAAGAGATATTCCTGATTTTGCAATTACTGACATAAAAGGTTTTAAACCTGGACATACAATTCCTGAAGTATCACATTTAGTTTATGATCATACTCATGGAAGAATAGCTGATGTTAGAGGTTTAAGAGCACAAGAAAGTTTAACTAGGTTTAGAGCAGTATCACATCGGGTAAAAGATAACTGGATAACAGGAGCACGAAGTGGATATTCATATGGAGTATCACCAATATATGATTGGACTTCTTCAGATGTTTGGTTAGCACCAAAAATTTATAATTGGGATTATAATAGAGTTTATGATGTTCTTGATAAAATGGGTGTAGGTAAGAATGAACAAAGAGTATGTGTTCCTTTTGGGGAAGAACCAATGAGAGGACTTTGGCAGTATAAAGTCGGTTGGCCAGAACTTTGGGCAAAAATGACAGGTAGAGTTTCTGGTGCATCAACATCAGAAAAATATTCAAGAACACAATTGTATGGATTTGGTGGAATAAAACTTCCAAAAGATAAAACATGGAAAGATTGGTTCTATGATAATGTCGCTTTATACGATATTGAACAACAAAAATTTATTCTTTCCAATGTTAGATCAGCAGTTGGAAATCATATAAATCTTGCAAGAAGACCAGTGCCTGATACAACTCCTGATGATATTACAGGATTATCCTGGAAAGGTCTTTGTATGATAGCTTTAAGAGGTGATATGAAAGGCAGAAGATTAAGAACCATGTCTAGTCATGCTGACCCTGAAAAGAAAAAACTAATAGATCAAATGAGGTTAAAAGATGAAACAAGGTATTGATAATCAACCAGTAGGAAAAGTCCAATGGGTTGATAGAAACACTCTAAATGCAAACGATTATAATCCAAATTTTGTAGCACCACCTGAATTGCAGTTGCTTAAAACTTCTATTATAGAGGATGGATGGACTCAACCAATAGTAATACTATCAGACAATACAATTGTAGATGGATTCCATAGATGGACACTATCTAAAGACCCTGAAGTATCACAAATGACAGATGGAAAAGTCCCTGTTGTAATAGTTGATTTTGATAAGGACCACCGAATGATGTCCACAATAAGACACAATAGAGCTAGAGGTACTCATGCTGTTCTTAAAATGTC